AAAAATAAATTTTAAATAAACAACATAAATTAAAAGAAATTTTTAAATAAAAAAAGACCCCCTTTAATTGGAGGCCCTTTTGTCTGTGGTTTTTATTTTTAAGTAAAGGTGCTTATATCGGTTAGTTACCTACAATACTACTTTAGTACTTTCAATAATCTCTTTGCATAGTTCGTTTGGTATCTTACTTCTATTGTATGACCCTTTTTTGCCTTGCGTTCCTGTTTTTGCTCCACGTCTTGCGCTTTCGTGATGGCAATGTCTGTCTATTATTTCTCCAGTTTCTTTATTGTACTTAAAATTCTTGCACATTGGTCTTGGTTTCCACGTTTTAGAGTTTGTCCAAATATCTGTTGGCTTTGCTCGATCGTCACCATATTTGCAATACCATACTGTATGCCTTTTAAATTCTTGCATCCATTCCATATTCCTCAACATACCTCTTGGGTTTTCAATAAAGAAAATAAGTTTAGGGTTTTCAATTAACCATTGTTTAATCAACCCAATCCAATGTTGGTTAACTGTGTCGCATTTTATAGCGTATTCGCTTTTAGGTTCTTTTGTATTTGTTCTATGAGTACTACACGCTGCAATACTATAAGTTGTACAGTCGGGAGAAGCCCAAACAACATCAGGCACAAAAGGCACATTTTCTTTTTGCAGTTCACCTATATCAATTGATAAGTCTATATTTTCATATTCAGTCCAATCCACGCTAAAAACATTTAATCCTTGTTTTTCGGCTTCACTTCCTACGCTTCTTGACCCTGCAAATAATTCTAATAAGTTCATTTAATTAAGTTTATTTTTTTAATAATACCGTACTGTAGGTAACACCGTATATAATTCAGTTGTGAAAAACAACCGAAATTATATACAATTCGTTGTAAACAATAAGCCTACTCGTGCCATTCTCCAAGTATAGGTGTCAGGGCTTTCATTTCGTCAAGCGTTACTGGCTTGCAGTTCATATCCGAAATAGTCAAATCGCAAGTAAGTAACTTATCGCCTTCATAGGTAAATTCTACTTCTAAAACGCCCTTAGCGTATCGGTTTGTATGATATTGGTCGTGTTCATACTTTTTTGTCAGTTCAAAACCAAGCCCCTTTAATTCATTTTCAGTCATTCTATTAATTTTTAGTTGTTAATTAGTAAAAAAAAGGGGCTTTTACACCCCTTTAAATTTAGAAAGGCAAATCGTCTATGTTGCTTTCGCTTTGAGGCTCTTGCACTTTTTGAGCGACTTCATTATTAGGTTTCCATGTATCTACAATAAGGCTTACGCCTCCGCTTTTTGTGCGCCATATTCCAAATTTTAATTGATTGGCTCCGTTGTATTGGGTGTAATGATTTTTTGCATCTGGCGAATCTAAAAACGCTTTTAATTCGTCGATAGAAACCACCCCGCTTGAAATTAATGTTTCCGGCTGCTTTTCGTTTCTTGGAAATGTTCTAATTCCCTTTAAAAAAATAGTACTTTTTTCTTCTGCCATAATTATTTTAATTTAATTTGATTATCGTTTATTTTTTGTAAGACTTCGCATATAGCCTCAGATGAACCGGTTATTGTTATTGAGGCTTGCGTAACGCTTTCGTAAATAACTTCTAAGTGGTCTATTGTTGTAGTTTGGCTCATAATGAAAACTCAGCATTTAATTGCTCTTTGTATTCTTTTTTCATTCTAAATGATTTAATGACGTTTGCCGCTTGTTTGGCGTTACCTTTTAAAGCCGCCGTCAATTCATTTTCTTTAAGCCAAGGCCGGGTATCTTCTTCGTATTTTTTTTCAGGCTTTTTTATAGCCTTTATTTCACTTGGATCGGAACCCTCTGGTAAATCTTCACTGGCATATATGTAGTGGCCCAGACCAAACATTGCAAAGTTTTTTACTAAGCATCGCATTATGGTTTTATTGACATCAAACATTGAAGCCGCTTCAACTTCTTTTTGAACGTCAGGCGCACCATTCCAACCTTTAACCATATAACTATAAGGCAAAGCCTTCATGGCTTTATTAGCGCCATTCATAACGGGCAGCCACATCTCTAAAGTTTCACCTTCAATAGTTACTGAAGTGCTGCATAAATATCCTAAAATTGAATCTTCAATATATGGTTTGTTTGTTAATGGGTCTTTGTACACTTTGTAAGAGGCGTTTGGATATGCTTTTTTAACCTCGGACCAAGCCCAAGCCCATGACAAATAATTTAAGCCCTGCTTTTGCTCTACCTTGTCGTTTAAATTGATGGCAGATAGCGTTTCAAATACTGATTTTGTTTCATTCATAATATTTTGGTTTAAATTGTTTCTATTTCACTCTTGGCCCATTTTTTAAATGCCTCAAATTTTTGCTGTATTAAAATGCTTTTTTCATTCTTAATATTTGTATCTGGAAGGCTAAAACAAACAACCCAATCTAAAAGTTGTTTTTTTAAAGGCGCTTTTGCTTTTTTTTCAGCTTCTTTTTTTGCCTTTAACTCAGCTTCTTTTTTTTCATTTTCTATTTGAATTTCAAGGGCCTTTTTTTTGTCAAGTTCTGCCTGTAATTTTAAAGCCTCGGCTCTTTGCGCTTCTAGGATTGCCTTTTGAGCCTCCCTTTCTTTTTGAATCTCTTTGTCTTTAGCTGCTGCCTCTGCTCTTAACTTTTCATTTTCTAATCTCTGAGCCTCTCTGGCGGCTTGTTCTGCTTTCTCCTTTGCGATTTGCCTCTCTATGGCCTCTCTTTTTTCTTGCTCTCTTAAATTAAAGGCGTTCTTTTTGGCAGACAAATAAGCCTCCCAAACGTCTTGATCCATTAACGAAAAATTTATTTCGCTAGAGTTTTCTAAAAATTCATTTATAATTAAAATTCTTGAATCTTGAATTTCTTGAAGTCTTTTAATTTCTAATTTTTTAGCGTAATTTTCAATTTCATCTAACCTATTTTCCATTGAAAGATTAACTTCTGTTTCCTTGTTTTTGATAGCGTCACAAAATTGGCCGCCTCTTAAGAAAACCTCCTTGCTATTTTTGTGCCAAACTAGAATGCCCTTAGTTCTATTGTCTTTAATTTTTAGTCTTAAATCCCTTGCTTCTTTAACTGTTTTTGGTTCAATTGGATTTTTTTTAATAAGAGAATTGTACTCAAATTCAAAAACATTTCTTTCATTTAAAATTTGAGGCAAATTGCCCATTAGTTCAGTTTCTTTTTTTGGCTCTATTCCAAATTGTTTCGCCGTAACTAGTGTTTCATTCATAATATTTTGGTTTAAATTGTTAAACAGTAATTTCTAATCCTAATTCCCTAAGTTTTTCAACATCTAAAATTGTTAATCGCTTAGGATCGTCTAATTTGCTTTTTAAAGTAGGCATAGTAACGCCTAAATGTTTGCAAATATCCATTTTTAATAATTTCTTGAATTTAATCTGATCTTTCAAAGTCATGTTATATATATTTTATACAAAAATAAAAAATTATTTTTAATATAAGCTATATTTTTAAAGTATTTTTTAAAAAAAAAGATGGGCAGCAACTTAAAAAGCTACCACCCATCAGGCAAACAAAAAAGGAATCTTAATTAATTATACACTAAGGGCAACATTCGGTGTAACTAAATATTGAAGTGAAATTTTCTCCAGAAGGAAACGGGCCAAAAGTTATATCTGTAACATCGCATGGATTTTCAAGAGAATTACCAACTAATTGATAATTTCTCACGCCAATTGATCCAAAATTTCCTTCGCCGTTATTTTGAGCGTTCCTCAACTCAATAGTGTTATTTCCATATAATACAATTGAAGGGTCAAACCTATATGTTTGCATTGAACTTATTGGGCAAACAAAATCTGGTTGAGTTATTGCATAATTTGCGTTTGTACTTCCTATAAAAACCGATCCAACTTGCGAATCAGAGTTTAAATTTAAAAATCCAATATAAGTTCCGTTTAAATAAACATCAAAATTATCGTCTTTTTCTGAATTTGAGTTGCAAACTTGAAAAACCATGACCCGATCAGGGCAACCCGGCGCTGCTGCATTACAACTTGTACACGTATTGTATCTAATCCATGAAGATATATTTGTGTCCATGCCGCTTGTTGTTGTTTCGGTTCCAACTTCGTAACAAGTGTTGCCGTTTTTTAATGAAGAACCGTTTGCCAATATTTCAGGCGAATCATTCCTTCCAACAAAACTAACGCCTGGGTCGCTACATAAGAAAATGTTATAAAACCTTTCGGTTGTAGGGCAAGATTGAAAACCAGTATCGGTTACCGTTCCAACGCTTGTACCGGTTATTGTTGTTCCGGTTACTATGTAAAAAACAGACCCAACAGAAACCCTGTCTCCATTTATAAGAGCAATCGACGAAGTTTGTTGGGCCGTTCTAAAGCCACTTACTGAATCGCTGCATCTTGTTAAAGAATAATAAGAAGGACAACCCGTCTGGCCGCTATCGGTTACGGTTCCGGCATTGGTTCCGCTTGTTGTGGTTCCGGTTACGGTGTAAAAAACAGAAGATACAGAAACCCTATCGTTATTAGATAAAGCAATTGCGCTTGTTTGTTGGTTACTTCTAAATCCAGTACCACTATCGCTGCATCTTGTCAATGAATAATAAACCGGATCTGGAACCGGGCAACCCGTTTGGCCGGTTGTTGTAACATTTCCGACATTTGTTCCCGTTGTCGTGGTTCCATTTACAGTATAAAAGATTGACCCAACCGCAACTCTATCATTGTTTGATAGCGTTATTTGTGTTGTTTCTTGTTGAGTTCTATTATTAGTTGAACCATCGGCGCAACTTGTTAAAGAATAATAAACCGGCTCTGGTATTGGACAACCCGTCTGGCCGGTATCGGTTACCGATCCAACACTACTTCCCGTTGTTGATGTTCCGGTTACTATATAGCTTTGAGCGCCAACAGTTACCCTATCATTTGTATTAAGGCTTATTTGAGCAGTTGTTTGTTCGCTTCGCCAACCTCCCGTAGAATCACTACATCTTTCTAAAGTGTAATAAAAAGGCGTAGGAGCAGAAGGGCAACCAGTTTGTCCGGTATTGGTTACCAATCCAACACTTGTTCCGCTTGTTGTGGTTCCAGAAACCCTATAATCATCGCCAACACCATTTTGCACCCTATCGTTATTAGAAAGTGCGATTGCGCTTGTTTGTTGCTCTGTTCGCCAACCTGTGCTTCCATCTGAGCATCTAATCAATGAGTAATAATTTGGCGTTACGGGGCCGCCGCAACCGGTTTGACCGGTTGTTGTAACATTTCCAACGCTTGTACCCGTTGTTGTTATTCCAGTCACTATATAAATAACAGATCCAACGGCAACTCTATCATTATTGGATAGTGATATTTGATTATTTTGTTGGGCGGTTCGCCAACCGGTGCTTCCATCTGAACATTTCTGTAAAGCATAAAATTCATTTGCCGGTGCGCTGCATTCGGTTACGCTTTGAACCTCGCCAACGCCGCCACTAATAGTAAAGTAAAAAGCGTTTACCATCAAATAGCTTCCATTTGATAAAGGACTTGTTGTATTTGCCGTTGTATAAACAACATCGCCAATTGTCGGATATGTTCCCTCACCATCATGATATGCTGTAATGTCAGGCACTTGCTCACATGGATTTGGAAACGCATTGTTAGACCTTTGAAAAGATGTCAATTCTACCGGAACCGGGCAGCCAAATAAACCGGTATCGGTTATTGTTCCAACCGTTGAACCGGTTACGCCTTGTCCTATAATGGTATAATTTACCAAACTTGAATCTTGAACCCTTCTGTTATTCCCAAGCGTTATCTCGTTGGTGTATTGCGCCGATCTATAACCGGTACTGCTATCGCTGCATTTTTGTAATAAATAAAAATTAAGGCTTACGGTACAAGTATCATCAACATCTATTAAATTAGCATTTGGGGGTACGCTTGGTCTTGTTGTGGCGCAAAAGTCGTTGCCGGCGCTATCAGCTTGTAATGTAACCGTTTGAAAAGCCCCGTCACAATCGTAATAAGAATAAGTGATTGAATTGTTTTGATCGTCATTTTGAACCCGATACGTTTTGCAATTAGTAATAAAAGGATTTGAGTAGCTTATTTGATTTGCTTTGAAATCAATAAACGCATCTGTTGTTTGGTCTCCTAAATGCGCCGAAAAATCATAAACATTAGATTTTACATTAAATTTTAAGGTGTCTATTACCAACGCCAAAGTTTCAACTAAATTTACAAATTCAATTTTTAACCTATTATGTAAAAAAATAGGTATTTCGTTGTTTAATTTTTTAATGCTTCCATCGTAGCGTTGTATTTTAACCCTATTGTCGTTTATGCGTTGTTGTGCGGATAAATCTTCTATAAAGCGATAGTTTATATCACTAGACCTTTTAAACATCGGTAAAACGCCTTTAAATCCATCACCTACCGGGGCCATGTAGCCCTTTAAGAATTGATTAAATGTACTGCCTTGGTATATATCTTTGTATTCTAATTTATTGGTGAGTTTTTTAGTAGTGGTTTGAGTTGTTACCGTTTCTAAATCTTCGCCACTAAATATAAATTTTTCCGGGTCTGCGGTTGCAGTTTTAACATACAATAGATTTTTCCAATTAATTATGGAACCACCTAAATACATAGCTACATGAAAAGGCGAAGTTGTGGCGGGTTGCCCAAAATTTACAATAAAATTATGCGGTAAATATCCGCTTGTAACATCTGTAATATTATAGGCAATTTCTTTTTTGTAAGTAAGCCATTCACCCCTTCCGGCGTAATTAAATTGATTTGTAAATTCGCTGCTTTGCCATTCGTTTGTTTGGTCATTAAAATAAAAATCTTCAAAATCGCTAGTTGGCTCACCTTCCGAATAACGCCTAAATGTTGCTAGCAATTGATATGGAACAGAATAAGATGCAATTGTTAATGGGTAGCCTCCGTTTTCCATTTGAAGAACAAAAGAAAAATCAAAAACAGAATCCGAATAAGGTTTTGCACCGGCATAAAATTCATTTTTTAAAACACGCACAAAATCCGAATCCGTACCTATTATTTTAATTGATTGGCCCCGTATTCCGTTAGTAGAAAGTTCAACGTTATTAGGGTCAATAAATGACCAATTTTCGAATCCATCTTCAAAGTTTCCGTTTGGGATAAAATTAATTTGCTCAGATAATAATACTTTACTTTTTACCTCAATTACGCCACCGCTTGTTTCTTTAATTAATGTTTCGCTTACGGGCAACCCTTCCGTTGGAATACTTATAAATGTATTTTTAATTATATTTTCAACGTAAACGCCATCGCTATTGTACCTTCTATAATCAATATTTTCTAAAGAAGTTATGTCAGCATTATTGATAATGTAAAAATCTAAATCAGTTTGAAATATTCGGCAGTTAAAGCCGCTTAAAATTGAAAATAAAACCTCCGAACAGTTGTATTTGTACGTGTTTTCATCTGTATAAGTACTTGTATTAATTGTTAAATCTTCAAATACATTCGTAACCGCAGCCGCGTTTTCTTCTTTTAAATCTGTTTTAACATAAATATCGTAATCTAAGCCTGTTTCTAGTAGTACTTTATGCAAACACTCCCAAAGCGTTACTTCGTTGTTAGGTGTTAATGGAAAATCCACTCCTTTGAGCAATCCTAAGCCATCAACTGCTTTAAAACTTACATTAAAGGGCGTTGAAGTTATGCTTTGTTCGTATGTATCTTGTATTAAATATCCCTGCCAAAAGGCCCTATAATTATCGGATGTAATCCCCTGCTGCCAACCCACTGAGTAATCATTCCAATTTTCTGCAATTGTGTTCCAAACCTCGCTTTCATCGCCCCAATAGTCGTTTGATAATTCCCAATTTTCTGTTTTATCTTCCCAAAAAGGCACTCTAGTTTCAGCATAATAAACTTTAACCAAAAATTCTCTTTCGTCAAAATCGTAAAATTCCTCATAAATAACAAAATCCGTTTGGATTAAATTCACTTCGCAATTTGAAGCAATTAACGGATCGTAAAAATCATTATTTTGCTCCCATGATAAAACAACGGGGCTTCCGGTTCCAATTAAAGGAAATACCGTATCTGAATAATCTTTTTTTAATATTTCTAAACGCCTTTTATTGCCTTGTGCATCTGAAAAATCTAAACGATATTTTACGCCGTATGCCATAATTTACTTTATTCTGGACCTTGTTTTTTCTGCTTTTTGTAAAAGAACAACTAAATCTTGGCCGTTAATCCTAAATTCACCCGTTACGTTTACATTGCTATTGCCTCCATTGTTGCCTATAATATTTTTTAATTTATCTAAAGGCGCTATTACTTCAGGATTTGATCTTGCACCGGGATATTCACCAACAAGACCCATTGTAGGCCCCGAAACAATACCGCCATCGGCAAAGGCTGAAAACCCTCCACTTTGAACCCTTGTTGCCAATCCAGTTAATACGGTTCCTAAAGCTATCGCAGCTATTCCGGCAACCGTACCTACAATCGGTAACGCAAAAGTTGTTGCTAAATTAGAAGCTGCCAAAGCCGCCTTACCCATTTGTTTCAATAAACCTCCTAAAACGCCTAAAATTGCACCGGCCAAAGCGCCCATCATGCTTTTTCCTTCTACGATTGCAGTAGCTAATGCCATTCCCATGGTTTCCGCTATTTGCCCGAAATTTATTTCAAAAGCAACTTTTAAATTTTCGGTTCCTTTTTTTATGGTTTCAAAATACGATAGCGCTTGCGTTGTGCTTTCTTTAAGAGCGCTGGTGTCTATTCTTAAACCGAATTTATTGACATCAAAAAGACCCTTAAACAATTCATCGCGCTTTTTTTGCGCTTCTTCGCCGTTTATTACTTCTACGTTTTCAATTTGTAGTCTTGGCGTTATAACCGTTGCCGCTGATTTGCTTTTTTCAGGTGCATTTGGCATTAAAATAGTTTTGTAATCTAAGCCGTTGCCGCCTTTTTGACCAATAGCAGAGGCCGCTGCATTTGCGGTTGCCGCTGCATCTACAATCTTTTTGCTTTCTGCAATAGCCAACCTTCCGGCAATAGATAAAGGAGCCGCAATACCGCTTAATGAAGTCTTTATTTGCTCCCATGTACTTAGGCTTGGCGCAATTTTATTTGCTGCAACTAAAAATGCAACACCTAAAGCCGTAACCGCTGCCGCTGCCGCAATAAATGGATTTTTTAACAAAGCGGTATTAACAGAAACAATTGCAACTCTTAAACCCGCCAAACCTTTAGCCATTAAACCAACAACAATAAGCAGAGGCCCAATGGCCGCAACAATTCCGGCAATAACAACTATTGTTTTTTTTGCTTCTGGACTTAGATTTTTGAAACCTTTTAAAATGCTGTTTAATTTAGTGACAACTTTAGTAAATAAAGGTAAAATGACTTCGCCAAATAACGCGCCTAATTCCTTTATGCTTTCTTGAAAAACTCGCATTTGGTTTGCGGCCCCATCTGAAGTTCTTGCAAAATCTCCTATCGCATTTTCAGATTTAGCCATTACAAAAGCATAACGCAATTGAACCTTCTCGGCTTGCGTGAAAGATTTTATATTTTTTAAATTACCTTGTTCAAGTGCAAATTGTGCTAAATTTGCTTCTGTCATTACAATACCAAGGCGCTTTAAACTTTCGGTTTCGCCAGTGAAAACGCCATTAAGCGCGGTTGTAACTTCTTCTATGTTCATGTTCTTAAAAGAAGCTAAATCACCGGCTAATCCAACTAAAGAAGTAGATAATTGAGCCGCCTCGGAAGTGCTAGCCCCCATTGAGGTAGCCATATCGCCAAACAACGCCGCCATGTCTAGGGCCGTACCTTCAGCAATACCAAAACTTTCTAAAGTTGTTTTAGCAAAATCCCGAACCTCATTAGAAGAACCTTTAAAAGCTACATCAACTTTATTAAGGCTTTCTTGAAAATCGGAAGCCATTTTAATTGCAGCGCCCCCGGCTAATATAATTGGAGCCGTTACAAAAAGGCTCATTGATTTGCCTATTTTAGTAGCTGAATCGCCAAAAGATTTTAATTTCTTTTCAGCGGCGTTTAATGAAGCGCTTAATTTAGTAGCGTCGCCGGTTAATATTACCTTTAATTCATTTGATGCCATATCTAAAAATATATTTTACAAAAATAACCAAAAAAACACAATTTAAAAAAGCAGACTATTTACTTTAGCCTCAAAGGCTTCTTTCTGCTCCTTTGTGCTTTGCGGTTCTTTGTTTGTTTTGCTCATTAAATCTTGCGGCAAAGAAAACAATTGATCGGGCCGCTTGGCATCACCTTTTTTAGTTATGTTGGTGTTGTGAATCCATGAAGCCAAATAGCGCGTCATTTCCCAATTCAAATTTGTTTTTATGATAAAACTTTCGCCCAACAAAGCGTTTTCTTTCCATGTTTGGCCCCAAAACTTATTGGGTTCTATGCCAGCTTGTCCAATATAGAAATCCAATAAGGTGTTCCAATCAATTGGGCCTATGCTTTTTTTGGTTTTACCGCCCCTTTTGGATCCGCGCCCCTAAGACCGCCGTTTAAATCATTGCCTAAAATACGGCTTTGAGCAAGCGCGTTTGTAATATTTGTAAAATCTTCGGTTGTTAATTCATCACACCACGCCCCCACTTTATAGACATTGTAATCTATTAAATTTCCTTCTTCTTGGTCATAAGCTAATATTCCGGCGTACACTAAGGCTCTTAATGTATTGAAATTCATTTCAGCGCTAAATACTTTATCAATTTGGCCTATTGAAATGCCTAATTCATCTGTAAAAGCCGCCCAAAAATTCATTGAAAAGTGCATTGTTCTTTGTTTCCCGCCTAATTTAATAGCGAAAAACCCCCTTTGTTTGTTTACCATTTTCCTTTTTTTAAAATTTAACCAAAAAAAAGGCAGCCTTTATGACCGCCTTTTATGTTATTAATTATAGTCATTTATACATTTGCAGATTTTACTATCGCACCCGTAAGAGTGATTGAACCAGAATAAGAAACGGTACTTTCCATTTCTGCGCTTTGTTCTACTGAAGAAATATAACCTTCAGCGGTATAAATAGCGTCACCAGTTACCGAAGTTCCAAAAACACACGTTACAACGGTTCTGTTTAAAATGTAGTCAATTAATTCAATTGCGCTTGCTGCATCTGAATAATCAACGAGACCTTCAAAAGAAATCTCGCCGCTTCTAAGTCCTGAAATAACTTCAGAAAATCCATTGCTATCTTTTGTGGTTGCATCTGGTAAATCGTGCGAAATTGTAAGAGAACATGAAGTTGTATGTCCTATTGTGTCACCTTCTACTTTTAAAAGTAAGTTGGTTCCATTAAATACTCCGGTAGTAGCCATATTTTTAATTTAAAGATTTATTTTTTGTAAAGATAATATATTTTTTTCTTATTAATTAAAGCCTAGTGTTATAACATTTATAAAAGCGATTTTAAGGTCGGAAGTAGTCATATTTTTAATTTATTTCAATCCAGTTTAATTCTTCTTCATTCCAAGAGTACATTTTTCCATCACTTGGGTATTCAATAGGAGATTCCCATCTACAAGTTTCTTCATTTAATAACCAACTATTAAAAGGT